TCTATCGTGCTATCAGGAGTGTAGTCAGGATGCTTGCGGGAAATGTCGTGGATAGCCGTATCCTTGTCTACGCAAAACGCAGGGATTGAAAGTGCGGCTCTCCAACGTGGTTCTTCTAAACTTTCTTGTTCTTCTATGGCTCTCGCCAACTGCATACAGCCAGTGCCGTTTACGTTCTTGTCAACGATGATGCTGAAACGATACTGCTTGTTGCCCATTAGGGCGCGTGTCATCTCATTAGCATACGTCGGTAAATGGCTAGGTGCGTCATCAATTGCACCAAGCTTAGCTTTGAACTCTTCAAAGTCGACAGGTGTGCCTACGCTTTTCAACGTAACCGCAAGTGGCGGGTTTTCTTTGTGATTAAGTGTATCAGGAACACGTAGTATCGATGCCGCATCTGCCGTTCTAGCAGGGTCGGCTTCTAAACCTTTTTCGTGGCACAACGCTTTAAGGCGCATGGCCACTGGTTTCCACTGCACTCTTGATACATCAGCAGTAAGACCCCAATACACATGAAGGCCCCGGCCAGAGTCGACAATCGTCGGCCTTGGTAATCCAACCTCCATGCAAAACTTCTTAAGCGCGGCTAAGCCGTCACCTTGAGTAGCGTATGGTTTGTTAACCCCACAATCTATATCAAGCCAAAAAGCTCGTATAGCCTTTACGTTGTCCGTCGTCCTCGTCTTGTCTGTCTCGTACTTAGCGCAACCAAAATACGCATCGTATCCTTTGGCTAGTAAGTCTTCTATTTCTACGTCAGCTTCACTCAACCCCTGCACAAACGTTTGTCTTGGAAGTCCAGTCTTTTTTAGACCGACAATACAATACCATCCTTCTGTGGAGAGCACCGCCGACAACAAATCTGCTCTTGTCATAGCCGCCTCTGCACCGCGATAAAAATAGCGTCTATGAAGCGCGGCATGCCTCACAGACGCTTTGAGTTACATGCCTACTTTGGCTTGGACTATGTTTGTGATTTTCTCGTTGTGAATCTTTCGGGGTATCCACTCGCCGACAAACCATTTATAGATCGTCATGCGGCTCACGCCAAAATACTCTGCAACTTCACGTACAGGAATGTCCTTCTCAATGCAGAAGCGACCCAGCTTTACACCGGGGCTTCTAGCATTGGCTACCTTGTTAGCATGGACGATTCGTAATGTATAGCCTCTTGTGTCCATCATTACTCATCGTCTGTCCAAGTGTTCAGCACATCAACAAAATCTTTCTTTGCGGTGGGCTCGGCGGCTTTCTTGGATACTCGCTTAGTAGGCTCGGCAACTTCTTCAGCTACCTCAACTTTAGCAACAGGTGCAGTCTGTGCTTTAGGTTTTGCTCCATCAGTAGCGGCAGGGGTCTGCGTTACTGCTGAACGTGCGGCAGGGCTATCGCCCTTTTCTTTGGCGACAATCCATTCTTGCTCTGACAAATAACGCACCGGCTTAAACGTTAGCTTGGGGGTGTCGCTATCGCTGTCCATGCGCATCTCTGTTACCAAGGTATTGATGCTCTTGCCTTGAGCGCCAACGTACTTAGCATATTGTTGGAACGGCATCTTGTCCAAGTCGCCACGACCAAAGATAGACTTTGCAGGTATCACTAACTGGAACACCTCGCCATCAATGTCGTCGGCTAACAATACTGCCAAACGTTGTTGGAAGCGGCATGCACGTGCGTCGCCTTGTCCGGAACCTTTGATGTTCTGTGGGCAACCTTCGCATGATTTGTGCTGTGGAAACTCAATACTTGCATCAGGCTTATCGCCGTCATTACTCCAGCAGTCAGGCGAAGTTGTTTCTCCGGGTACGTACTTGCCTTCGTAGAATGAACGTGATACTTTTGCGGCACCATTAATGATGACGATGTTCATCGCGCGGTTCTCGTTCTTAGAGATTTCTTCTCCATTGACCATCATGCGGAATACACTGCCACGAATAGAAATGCGCTTAGTGCCTGTGTTACCCGCCAGTGCTTTGGTGAGCTCATCTTGCCCCGCTTTTTTTAAGTACGCGGGAACTTCTTGTTGAAACAAAGCAATGTCATTGCCCATAATTATCTCCTAGTTAAAAAATTACTTACGACGAATGGTGATTTCATATTCACTATCAATATTGAGTCCGGGTGGATGCACCTCTGGATTGGAATCCATGAACTCTTTAATGTTAGTTTGATGAATACGCTTCTCAAGCAGTTCCATACTTCCGTGCTCTCGCATGAATGTGTAGAAACTTTCCCAGTCATTAGTCCAGTAACGGTTTTTGACTGTGCGATAGGCAATGCCTGTCGGTGTTGAGAAGCTAGTAACGCCAGTCAGCTTTGATAGCTCGACTATTTTGTTCTTGAGAATCTGCATGTCTTCATCAAGCTTGGCTGTATTTTCTTTAAACTCTTGATAGAGTCTGTCACGTTTGTCGCGTATCTTTATGTACGTAGTGACGATCTGTTCTATCGGTACGTCTTCCATGTGTGTCCTTGGGTTTGTGAATTGGGAGTGCTTATTATACACCCTTTCTTGACTGTGTCAAGAATTTATTTCACTGTTGTATAGATCGATGATCTGAGAATGTAAGTCCAACTTTTGTTGAAGCATCTTGTACAAGCTCGCCTCTACTGGACTGCCTTCAATGTGTACCACAGTGACGGGGTTCTTTTGGCCTTGTCGGTGTACACGTGCATTTGCTTGCAAGTACGTTTCACTTGAAGTGACGGGAGCGTACCATATCACAACATTAGCCGCAGTTAGGGTAACTCCGTGGGCGGCGGCTTGCGGTTGAATCAATAGCACACGTGGCTCAACATCTTCTTGGAACTTTTTAAATATATCTGTGCGTTTTGTAACACTAACGTTGCCGTTAATGATCTCGGCAGTAACGCCTTGCTTTGTCAAATATTCTTTGAGCATATCCAACGTGTGCGTAAACGGCACAAATATCAGCACCTTGTGTGATGCTTCGTTGATAACCTCAGAAACAGCGTTGAGCCGATCCGAGACATCGAACTCTATTACGTTCTTGGTGTCGGTGTACACAGCACCGCAAGCAATCTGCAGTAGCTTGTTCAGATTAGCCGCCGCATTGACCGCTGAGACTTCTTCACCTGCGGCCTCAATCAACATATCTTTTTTAAGCTGCCGATAATATTTAAGTTGTTGTGCTGACAGAGGGGCAAAGCGCGATGTATGGGTTACGTCTGGAAGGTCTAAACAATCCTTTTTCTCAAACCTAATAGCAGGTTGCAGTAACTCATGCACAGCGGCAACGGCGTTCGGTTTTGGAATCCATTTGAATCGTGTCAACTGATACATCACCATATCCCTGTAAGTGCTATATAGAGTCGGCGCTCGAGCAGGTATGCAAAGCTTAGCCAAACCATACGCATCTAGCGGAGATTGCGCGGCAGGTGTACCCGTCATCATCCATAGCCATTTATCATGGGACACAATCTTACGCATGACTTTGAACCGTTCAGTGCGAGAGTTCTTGTATGCGTTAGCCTCGTCAATAATGATTAGGTCAAAGCCACCATTGATGATCTCGTCCTCGACAATCTTTACGCCATCAAAGTTAATGATTACGAAGTCAGCCAATCCACTGATGATAGCCTTGCGTTTATTGCGTTCACCATAGGCAACGTCAACAGTCCGGTGAACCGCAAACTTAAACAAGTCGGCTTGCCATGCGGCTTGCATAATAGACAAAGGACAGACAACAAGAACACGCTTAATTGCTCCTTGCGTCAAAAGATAATCTGCCGCCCAAATTGCTGATGCTGTCTTACCAGTACCCTGTTCATTAAAACAAAATGCTCGGGTATTTAGTGTGAGGAATGATGCTGTTTCTTTTTGGTGAGCCATTGGCTTAAAGATGCCGGGCCAGTTGTAGTCTCTGGTGATGGGTGATGGTACGTTCTTAATGCCAAGCCTTCGCAGAGCTTGTGCTTCTTGCAACCCCCAAAACACTGCAACTTCAGTGACGCCATCTTCGTGGCTTAGCTCAGTGCTTTTCTTTATCGTAGTAGTAATACGGTTCGGGTCACGTGTACGTAACACCAGTACCTTGTTGTCAATAATGTGCATGTTATACGTTACGCTTTACTGAGTGGTCTGAGTTACGTGGAAATCCTCTGTTGTCGTTATCGTCCACAACCCTAAGGTTGCTTCGTACTGTCTTGCCACCTTTGCTCAGCGGCTTCTTGTGGTCAACTTCTTTGCCGTCGCCCTTACGCACAAGCCCTGCTTTCTCCATCATGGCTCGGGCTTTGTTTCGTGCGGCACGTTTCTTTTTAACGGCAGGTGTGCCGTCGTACATTTCGTATTCTTTTTTATAGGGTCTAGGTTTGTTTACGTATGGCATGGTATTAACCTCCAAAAAAGTTTCGTTTAGTGTTGTGCTCACAATCATCTACCGCGCACCAACCTTTGCACGTAAAGTTGGGCTTAGGATTCCATACATCGTTTGCGTAAGCGGCATCAAGTCGGTTAGTTTCAGTCAACCACTTCTGCCATGCTTCGCCTTGGTCTTCAGTCTTAAAAGAAGCTGGCACTAAGTCTTGAACAACCAAGAAAATTAATCCGGCTTTAATTGATTGAACTGCGGGAAAGTGTTTGAACGTCAGCAAGGACAGAAGCTCGAGTTGTTTCTTGTCGGCGTATTTGCTAGTCTTGCTAGTTTTCCAATCTACGATACGGGCTTTGTCGCCATTGATTACAAGTACGTCTGCGATACCGCGAAACCAAACGTCTTTATCTCTGAACCCGCAAGGCTCTAAGTTCCGTGTTAACCCCATCTCATGCTCACATAATTTCTCCCCGGGCAGTTCTTTAATGGGGTCGATCTGAGGTTTAATGTATGCATACTTCTCAGGGATGGGCGTATCGTCTCTGATGTATTCTTCGGCTACTTTGTGTACAGCAGTACCATACATAAGGTGCTCTTGTGGTGGCTCTACAACGTCCTTAACTACACGCATGCGGTGGTACTTGCGGGGGCATTGTTGAAACAATGAGATACTTGAATACGACCACGTGTACATGCTCACCCTTTAAATTTTGTTGTAGTGCCGTAGCTATCACCATACTTAACTTCGCAGTTAAGCGGCAAGGTCTGCGCCCACTCAGGACGCCAACGCATGCACTCTTGAACGTAAGCTGCTGCCACTTCTTTTTCTTCTATCGGTACTACGCAAGCAACAGCATCATGGACAGTCAACACAACCTTGTACCGCTTGGCAATCCGTAGCATCTGCTCACCAATCACGCACCTAGCAAGAGCTTGGCAAAGGTTCTCAACAACCTTACCTCCGTATATACGAACTGGGCCTTTGCGTGTTGAATAAATGTACTGTGGGCGGCCTTTCTCGTCAATGTCTGTGGCACGTAAATCCATGTATTTTAGCGGCAAACCGCTAGGCAAATCGTAGCCAATTCCGGGGAGAATACTCACTGCTTGTGGTTGGACACCAAACGGCGTAGTGACCAGCTTTTCTGAGGATAAAGCTTCAAGCGATCTATGCCCTGCGTCCCATAACGCAGTTATATGGGAAAACTTACTTCGGTACGCTTGAAGCACTTGCTTGCAGAAGTTTTCGTCCATCGTGACATTAAAATTCTTTAGCTGAAGCTGAAACTTAGCCGCGCCCATGCCGTACCCACAACCAAGAATAGTGGTCTTACCAACAAAACGTTCTTCGTCGGTAATCTGATCTTGCGTCTTGCCATATATAGAAGCCGCCATCAACTTATAAACGTCGTCGCCCACTTCAAACGCTTTGACCAAGTCTTTCTGTCCTGATAGCCACGCCAATATCCGAGCCTCAATCTGTGAGGAGTCGGAGTCAATTAGCACATAGCCTTCGGGCGGGATGATTGATAGCTTCAGCGGTGACTTGCGAGGGATGTTCTGAAGATTAAGCTTGTCGTCTCCGCCCCATCTGCCTGTGTGTGCCGCGTAGTAGCGTAGTGGGACGGGTAACTTGCCGCGCTTAGATATATCAATAAACCTCTGAGTCCTTGTCTCTTCTAGCGTACTCTTAGTACCTAGTCGTGCCGCCACCAGTGCTTGCACTCGCTCGTCAGGGTGGTCAGCTAAATCTTTAAACCCTGCATCACTCTTAGCCATAGCAAGTGCAAGTTTGCCTGTCGTCAGGCTGATCTTCATAGGAGGCTCAACACCATACTCACGTAGTCTAGTAGCAAACTTCTCGTTCGACATAAGTACTTCGCGATCGGCGCTGGCGTCGGCGATGAGCTGTTCCTTCTTGGATACCACATCAATCAGATGTTGCTCAAGTAGCGGGAGGTTCAACTCAAGCACTGGTGCTGTGAACATACGTAAAGTTAAGTCAATCAGTTTCAGTTCTTTCTTCTTGAAGTTCGCGAGAAGAATGTTAAACAGTTGGTAGGTTATCTCTACGTCGTTCTTGCAATACTCTCCATAGCGAGCTAGCTCGTCAGGGGTAAAGCTACGTCGGTTCTTGCCCAACGCATTTAGCACCTCTGTACCTTTAGCCCCCAACCCATAGCGCAGAGCTAGCTTTGCAAGACTGTTGCCAACCTCCGTGCCATCGACTGCCCTTGCCATTGCTAGCGTATCACCAAGCACCTTTGGATGGATGTCGAACTGCCACGCTAAGATAGCTCCGTCAAACATCATGTTATGAGCTACCACGAAACTCTCCGGCATGTTGAATCCATCAAGCCATGCCTTCGTTTGTTCGCGTGTCCCACTAAACCATTCCGTCGGTTCGTCGTTTACTTTGACACAAACACCAATCGTTTCAAAACGCTCATCACGAACGTACTCCTCTGTTGTTAATTTGGTCAGACTGAATTGCTGATCGTAGTACGTTTCAAAATCGATGGTGATTATGTTCATTTGGTTTCCAATTAGATTACTTGGCAGTCTCGATAGCACGTGTCAAATACCACTGAGCTTTACGCAAGTCTTCCAACTTGTTGCCTTTGTGGTCGGCTCGGGTTACATACTTAACCACGTTCCCAAGGTGATAGCTCAAGTCCTTGGCTTCAATGAAGTCAATCGTCTCGATGCCACCTACCTTATAGTGAGCAGGGTGATTG